ATGAGTAACAATGTCGGAAAAATAAAATTAGAACTCACATACACTCCATGTCAGGAAAATATATTTTTCGAGAGCAATTCCAGAAGAAGAGTAATCACAAAAGGACGTCGTCTGGGATTAACTCAAGGAATGTCGCAGGCGTTTATAGAATGGATGCTTGAAAAAGACAGAATGATGATGTGGGGCGACACGGTTCATGCAAATATCGACAGATATGTAGAAAGATATTTTCTTCCTGCTTTGAAACAACTCCCTAAAAAGCTGTGGAGCTGGAAAAAACAGGCAAAACAACTGATGATTGCCGGTTCAGTGTGTGATTTCAGGTCGGCCGACAACCCGGAAAACTGGGAAGGGTTTGGCTACCATTATATATTTCTTAACGAAGCAGGGATTATCTTAAAAAACAGATATCTCTATGAAAATGCTGTAAGACCTATGCTTCTTGATTTTCCAGATTCCACAGCAATAATCGGCGGGACTCCGAAAGGCAAAAACCTGTTTTACGAACTTTATTTAAACGGCCTTAATCCGGAGCTCGCCGATTGGGAGTCTTTTAAATTCAGTACTTATGATAATCCATTTTTATCAAAAAAAGACGTAGACGCGATGATATCTGAGCTGCCCGAGAATGCTGTCAGGCAGGAGATATACGGCGATTTTATAGACACATCCGAGAATCAGTTCATCGACGGTGAAGCGGTCGAGACTGCATCCGGAAAAGCTCTTAGTGAATCAATGTATGACAGGGCGGTGAAGATCATCGGCGTCGACGTCGCAAGGTTTGGCAGCGACAGATCAGTCATATGCAAACGGCAGGGGCTTCATGCTTACCCTCTCAAAAAACTTTCTGACATAGACACGATGACTTTGGCAGATATCGTTGCATCAGAAATAAACACATTTCAGCCGGACGGGGTTTTTGTTGATGTCGGAGCTATGGGGGCGGGGGTGATAGACCGTCTTCGTCAGCTTGGACACGATGTCATTGAAGTTAATTTCGGTTCAAGAGCTCTGGATGATAAACGTTATTCAAACAGGCGGAGCGAGATGTGGGGGAAAATGCGTGACTGGCTTTACGCAGGAGGCAGTATCCCTGATGACCGTGAGCTTCGCAGTGATTTGGTCGGGCCCACATACAATTTTGACGGCACAGAGAGAATTCAGCTTGAAAAGAAAGATGAAATGAAAAGAAGAGGGCTTAGCAGTCCTGACGGAGCGGATGCATTAGCGCTCACCTTTGCGGCTCCTGTGGTGCAGAGGGCAGTGCGCATGCATTCAGGGCCGGTCAATACTGATTATGACCCTCTTAAAATTTAAACAAAAGGAGAAAACTATGGGAAGTGTAGCAAAAGGAATCACAAGAATGTTTACAGCACCGAAGATGCCGGATGTTCCTGAATATGAGGAAACACCGGAAGTTGACAACAATGAGACAGCGGCAAAAGAGGCGCATGAGGAGAACAAGGCGCGTGCTTTGGCATCTCAGAAATCTGGAAGGAAGAGCACAATTCTTACTTCTTATACCGGTGACAATACTGAAGCAGGCATATCCACGAAAAGACTGCTTGGAGAATAAGTTATGGATATCAAGGAGTTTAACGAACTTAAAGAGAGAAAAAATCACTTAACAGCACTCAGAGATAACTGGGAGAAGATATATCAGGATATCACCGACTATGTTCTTCCGCACAGAGGCAGATTTTTTACTCGTAATGAAGAACCGCAGGGGGGGAGGCTCGGAAGCGAAAAGATTTTTGATTCTGCGGCCACGATTGCCCTCAGAATGCTTGCGGCAGGGATGCACAGCGGCCTGACTTCCCCTTCAAGACCATGGTTTCAGCTGTCTTTGACGGACAAGGATCTGATGAACAATACGAAGGTGAAAATATGGCTTAACAAAGTGGAGGATACGCTTTACCGCATTTTGGCAGGCAGTAATTTTTATTCAGCTATCCACATGAGTTATGAGGAGCTTGCAGCTTTCGGAACAGCAGTTGTTTATGTGGATGAAGACAGCAGGGATGTTGTCAGATTTCTTCCTTTGACCGCCGGAGAATACTGCCTCGCTACAGACAGTAAAAGAAGAGTCAATACTATAGTACGTGAATTTTTCATGACAGCAAAACAGCTTGAACAGAAATTTGGCAGAGATAATATTTCTGCTGTTTCAAAAAATCTTGCCGATCAACAGCCGGATGCCTTTGTGAGGGTTGCTCATATGGTTTACCCGAGAGAAGAGTATGATTTCCGCAGGATAGACAGGCTGAACAAACCCTATGCATCTGTATATTTTGAAGCGGATTCTGATGAGAAGAACCCAATGTTTATAGGAGGCTATGACGACTTTCCGTTCATGTGTTCAAGGTGGACTGTTAACGGACACGAGGTATACGGCAAAAGCCCGGTTATGGACATATTGCCAGATGTGAAGATGCTTCAGGCCATGAGCAAAGGGCAGATTAAAGCGGTTCAGCTTGTGAACGATCCTCCATTGAGGATTAACAGCGACATAAAAGACGTGATCAACCTTTTTCCAGGTGGAAGAACTTATGTCAGCAGTAACGAAGACAACGCTGTGAAGCCACTGTATCAGGTTTCGCCGGATATTAACGGCATCAACAACAAGATTACAGACCTGAGAAATGTAATTAAACAGGGGCTTTTTAATGATCTGTTTCTTATGCTCGCCGATGCGCCCCAAATGACTGCAAAAGAGGTTTCAGTTCGTCATGAAGAGAAGATGCTTCTTCTTGGGCCTGTGATTGAGCGTCACACGAACGAGACTTTGACTCCTTTACTGGAGAGAACTTTTTCAATAGCTGAAAAACGTGATCTTCTGCCTGAAGCCCCTAAAGAACTGCTTGATGAAGAGATAAAGATCGAATACGTCTCAGTGCTGGCTCAGGCACAGAAGATGTACAAGCTCAGCTCTATTCAAAGCACCATAGGTTTTGCAAACTCTCTTGTGGGTATTGATCCGACAATTCTTGAAAAAATAAACCCGGACATGGCGTTGAAAGAATATGCGGAGGCTCTTGGCAGCCCGGCAATGATAATGCGTACAGACGAAGAGATAGAAAAACTTCGTGAAGAGAAGGTTGCACAGCAGGAGCAGATGGCAAAAGGAGTTCAGATGGAAAAGATGCTCGAATACGTTAAGGATTTCGGCGACATGGAAGTCAAAGACGAAGAAGGTATGAAGCAGTTGCTTAAAGGGCTGGGAGTCGAAAATGCACAGCTATGACAGAAAAATAAAAGAGCAGGAAAGAAGGCGCAAGAGTCAGGAAAAACAGCTTGAGAGCGACTACAGAAAAGTTTTTTCATCACCGGAAGGTGAAAGAGTGCTCTGGGATATTCTGGATAAGTGCATGCTTTTCAGTGACCAGCTTTATACGAAGAACAGCACCACGTTCTTTAATCTGGGAAAACACAATATCGGCATGTATCTGGCAGAAAAGACTATTCGGGCTAATTTTGACGGGCTCGTTAAGGGAATACGCATCAGACATAATCAGATCGATGAGCTGGAAAAAACTGACAGTACTAAGTGAATGAAAAGACAGTTTCAAAGGGTCGAATTGAGATTGTCAGAAGTCTTAATAACATAAAATAACAATAAGTTACATGGATGGGAAGCCGCCGTGCGAAACGAAGCTGAATTCATTTCAGCGTGAGTGCTCAATAAAATTTCCACGGATGGCAAATTTTATACATCAATAAAGGAGGATCTTAATAATGATCAGAGAAGAGAAAAAAAATATTCAGGAAGACGGGAAAGGCGACACCGAAACCGCTCCTGAAGTACAGGCAGAGAGTCTTTATGAGCTTCTGCCGGAAGAGCTGAGAGATAGCGAATATCTCGAAGGTATGCAGACTGTGCGTGAGCTTGCGGCAAATTATATTGCTTTGGCGGAATCAGTAGGCAGTCTGCCCTGTTCACCGGACGAATATGAAGTTCCGGATTATGGGCTGGACGAGGATGAGCTTCTTCTTCAGAGCTTCAAGGAAACAGCTTTCCAGATAGGTTTGACAGCTGAACAGGTTCGTTACCTTACAGATTGGCATGCAGGCTACATAATGGCTGTTCAGGATATGCATGAACGTATGCTGACAGAGGAACTCGAGGAGCTTCAGCATGAATGGGGGCACAGGTACAAAGAGAATCTTCAGACAGCTGCGAGGGGCTTTAAAGCCATTGCAGATGAAAGATTCAGAGAGATGGTCGAGGTTTCTGGGCTGGGCAACCACCCGATTATGATCAGAACTTTTTACCGCCTTGGCCGTGCCATCAGCGAAGATGCTCTGCTTGAAAGCGGTGTGGGGAAAAGACAGAAAAAATCCCCTGGAGAAATACTTTATCCAAATCAGGGTAAGTAAGAGAAAAGAGCATAAAAGCACTTTTTTCAAATTTGGAAAGAGGAGTCTTTAGCAGAAAGTAAGTTTTTTAGACTTCTAAAAACAGCTCTATTTAGGGAGCATCGCCTTACAAAATGAAAGGTACGGCGAATTTTACAAATTAATAAAGGGATCATCTTTAAACATTACATTTGTTTTGATCCCAATAAAGTCCCGTGGATGGGACTTGCCGTGCGAAACGAAGCTGGATTTATTCCAGCGTGAGTGCTCAGTAAAATTTCTATGGACGGCAAATTTTACAAATTAATGAAGGGATCATCTGTAAACATTACATTTGTTTTGATCCCAATAAAGTCCCATGGATGGGACTCGCCGTGCGAAACGAAGCTGGATTTATTCCAGCGTGAGTGCTCAGTAAAATTTCTATGGACGGCAAATTTTACAAATTAATAAAGGAGAAAAGATTATGGCAACAGTAGGAGAAAACGTTTTTACAATTTCGGATTGGGGAAAAAGACTCGATCCAGAAGGAAAGATCGATACGATCACAGATGTTTTGGCAGCAACAAATGACATCCTCAAGGATGCGCTTTTTCAGGAAGGTAACCTTCCGACAGGACACAGAACAACGGTTCGTACAGGGCTTCCTTCGGTAACGTGGAGAAAGCTTAACTACGGTGTGCAGCCGAGCAAGTCAAAGACTAAGCAGGTTGACGACACATGTGGAATGCTTGAAGCATATGCAGAAGTGGACAGAGATCTTGCAGACCTTAACGGCGAAGATACGTCTTTCAGACTTTCAGAAGACCGCGCTTTCATCGAAGCTATGAATCAGGAGATGGCAAACACTCTTATTTACGGTGATACAGATGTAAATCCGGAAAGATTCCTCGGGCTTTCACCAAGATACGGGTACCTTGATTCGCCGAACGTAATTGATGCTGGCGGTTCAGGGAGCGAGTGTACTTCTATCTGGCTTGTTGTATGGGGGCCGGACACAGTTCACATGACATTCCCTAAGGGTTCTCAGGCGGGGATTCAGCATAAAGATCTCGGTGAAGTGACTCTTGAGGATGACAACGGCGGCATGTATCAGGGTTACAGGACACATTATCAGTGGAAATCTGGCTTTGTTGTTCGTGACTGGAGATATGTTGTAAGGATTGCAAATATTGATACGACAAACATGCCTACTGATCTTCCGAAGCTTTATATCGAAGCTCTCAACCTTATCCCTAACCTTGCAAAGGGCAGACCGGCTTTTTACATGAACAAGGATGTGAAAACTCAGATGGACATCCTCGCAATGGACAAATCAAATGCTCTTGTTCAGGTTTCAAAGGATATGTGGGGACAGCCGCAGTACGAGTTTCAGGGTTACCCTATGAGAAAAGTAGATGCGATCAAAAACAACGAAGATGCACTCGTAAACTCATAATAATAAACAAGTAAAGGAGAAGATAATATGATAATGGACAAGCAGAATACATTTTCAGACGAACAGGCGATAACATCCAGCACGGCTTCTACAAATGTGATTGATGTTGGTGAAAACGCAGGCGCAGGAACTCAGGTGCGTATCATGGCACGTGTTATTCAGGCATTTGCATCAGGCGGCGGTGTGAGTATGACAGCTGCTCTTGAAGACAGTGACGACGGTGTTTCATTTAGCACTGTTAAAGAAACTGCTGATTTCGCAGATACTGAGCTTACAGGCGGCAAAGACCTTGCTATCGGCTCACTGCCCAACAATCACAGAAGATATGTGCGTATTTACTACACAGTTTCAGGCGGCTCAATGACTGCCGGAACGGTAACAGCCGGTCTTGTTCTTGATGAACAGACAAATGCTTAAAAGCTGACAGGGCTGTCTTTTATTGGAGGTCCGGTGTCTTGCCGGGCCTCATTAATTAATAAACCATAAGGAGTTTTTTATGAGCATTGTGCAAATTTGTAACATAGCGCTGTCGAAGCTGGGGCAGCAGGCAATAAATTCGTTAACAGAGGATTCACCGGTAGCGAGGTACTGTTCAATTTTTTATGACCCGATTAAGGATGAGGTTCTGAGAGGGCACAACTGGAACTTTGCCGGTAAAAGAGTTTCTCTTGCACCTGTGAGTGATGCTCCGGTTTTCGGTTACAGCTATGCGTTTAACCTGCCGGCAGACTGTATAAAGGTGCGCTACCTTAATGATTCAGCTATTTCGTGGACTGTGGAGGGGCGGACTATTCTTGCTAATACTGACAGCATAAATGTTGTTTATACATCAAGGATTGAAGATACCACACTTTTTGACCCTTTCTTTATAAGTGTTCTTGCAACAAGGCTGGCTGCGGAACTGGCTGTGCCGATAACCAGCTCGGCAACACTAGGTCAAAACCTGTTCAAAAGCTACCAGATTCAGCTTGATTCTGCCAGAGCGGCCGATGCCAGAGAGAACAATTCATCCAGCGACCTGAATACAGAAACTGCTACAGGCGATCACAGAAATTTTACATTCCTTGATTTCAGGCACAGGTAAGGGGCTCAGCATGAGATCAATACCTATACAGACTAACTTTACAACAGGAGAGATCAGCCCCAGGCTTTACGGAAGAGTTGACCTTTCAAAGTATCGCAACGGCACTAAAAAAATGAGCAATTTTATTATCCATCCACACGGAGGGATTTCAAAAAGGAGCGGTTTTAAGTTTGTTTCCGAAACAAAGGACAGTTCAAAGAGAAGCAGGTTGATTCCGTTTCAGTTTTCAGTGGAACAGGCTTATGTTCTGGAGTTCGGAGACGGATATGTCCGTTTTTACATGGACGGCGGACAGATAATGGATGGCGAAGTGCCTTATGAGATCGCCTCGCCTTATTCTTCAGAAGAGATCGGCAAAATAAATTTTTGTCAATCAGCAGATGTACTTTATCTAGCTCATCCTGACTACATTACGAAGAAACTGATGAGAAAAGGGCATGCGGACTGGGAATTTCAGGATATTGATGTTTCTCAGGGACCTTTTGAAGATGACAATGACGGAAGTATTTCTCTGACTGCGTCTGCAAAAACAGGCACAGGGATAACGATAACAGCATCAGACGACCTGTTTGAAATGGATGATGTGGGAAGATACATTTTGATCTCTCATGTCACCGAATCAGGGATTGCAAGAATAACAAACTATAATTCTGCAACGTCTGTTACGGCTGATGTAACGCAGGATTTTGCGGATACAACCTCTTCAGACGATTGGGGAATAAGCCACTGGTCAGACAAAACCGGTTGGCCATCGTGCATTACTTTTTATCAACAGAGACTTTGCTTTGCTTCCACAAAAAGCAGACCTCAGACTGTGTGGATGAGCAAAACTGATGCTTATGAAGATTTTCGAACCAGCAATCCTCTTGTTGATGATGATTCTGTAGAGCTGACTCTTGTGTCTGAAGATGTGAACACAATTAAATGGATGAGTACAGGGAAAAACCTGCGTATTGGAACAGTCGGCGGAGAGTGGTCTGTGACAGGTTCGGATTCTATTATTACGCCAGGTTCAATCATAGCACATAGGCATACTACTTTCGGGTCAGACGGTCTTAAGCCTGCAAACGTAGGTAACGTTGTTCTCTTTGCCCAGCGTTCAGGAAGAAAATTACGGGAGTACACTTACAACTTTGAAAGCGATGGTTATGTTGCCCCGGACATGACTCTTCTGGCGGAGCACATTTCAGTGAATGATCCTATCAGAGAGATTGCTTTTCAGCAGAATCCGGATTCAATTTTGTGGTGTGTAAAAGAGTCAGGCGAGATGGCTGCATTGACGTATATGCGTGAGCATGATGTGGTCGGCTGGGCAAGACACAGCACAGAAGGAAGCTTTGAAAGTGTCTGTTCTGTACCGGTTGATGAGAGCGGAAGTGATGAGCTTTGGGTAGTAGTCAAAAGGACTGTGAACGGCGAGGACAGAAGGTATGTCGAATTGATGCAGCCTACATTTTTTGGAGATATTAAGGATGCTTTTTTTGTGGACAGCGGTCTTGTTTACGAAGGCGAACCTGTTACTGAGCTTAGTGGACTTGATCATCTGGAAGGTGAAACAGTTCAGATTCTGGCAGATGGTTCAGTTCATGGAGAACTGGTTGTGGTTGACGGTACTGTTTCACTTGCACGATCAGCGTCAAAAGCTTGTGTTGGTCTTGGCTATGATTCTGAAGTAGAGACACTGAACATTGAGTCAGGTGCAAACGACGGTACAGCACAGGGAAGAACTAAGAGAGTATATGAAGCAATAATCAGGATACATAATTCTCTGGGTATGAAGGTTGGAACTGAAGAAAATTTGTTAAGTGAGATGACTTTCAGAACATCAGCTGATCCTATGGGCGGGCCTCCTGAGCTTTTTACAGGTGACAAAAATGTGACGCTTTACGGAGACTGGAATACTCATGGACGAGTATACATCAAGCAGGAACAGCCTTTGCCGCTTACGATTCTGGCAATAATAACTAAGGTTCTTACTAATAACTAATGGAGATTAATATGGAATTTAAACCATTTAAATTAGATCATATGAAATATATGAACATACGAGAATATGACAAAAAAATAATAGATTCTTTCGGGAAATCATACGAACAGGTTTTAAAAGAAATGACTTTTCAAGGGCCCAGTTTCAGCCTTTTCAAAGATGGTCAGATTCTGGCTTCCGGCGGTGTGATACTTTATTGGAATGGTGTTGCAGAAGGATGGCTTATTACCGATGAGAAAGCAGACATGTTCCCGAAAACATTTTACAAAGGGATAAAAATGAAGCTGGAAGAACTGGCAGAAAAGCTGGGTCTGCACAGGATCCACATGAACGTTATCGAAGGACATGACAAATCATGCAGATGGCTTATGCGGATGGGATACAGGTTTGAAGGGCTTATGAAAAATTACGGGCCTGACAAATCCAATTATATAAGATTTGCGAGGGTATTTTAATGAGTTTAGAAATAGGGTTAATAATTGCTTCAATGGTTATGTCTGCTGCTGCTTCGGCTCACAGTGCTGAGACTATGAGACAGCAGGGCGTATACCAGAGAAAGCTTGCAAAAGCACAAGCGGAAGCAAACAAAAAGATGGCAGAAGCTGAGGTCGAGAGAAAAAAAAGAGAATATACAAGGCAGAGATCAGCTAATTATGCCAGGGGAGGAGCTTCCGGCACTTCTCTTATATCTGGTTCTTTTTCTGACAAAATGGCAGATCAGGCTTACGAGCAGAGTCTGGATGAACAGTTTACTCTTGCCGGGATAGACATGGACTATAGTGATCGACTAGCCCAGGGTGATTATGCGAGTTGGAAAGCTAACAATAGTGCAACTAATACATATATGAACGCTGGCTCATCTCTTTTAAGCAGTGGCAGCAGACTAGCCAGTAAATGAGGTGAAAAATGAAAATAACATCAATAAGAAATTATGATCAACACAGGGAAAAGACAAAAGAAAGCCCTGAACATACCTATTCAAAAAATAAAGACGAGAACACAAAGCTTCTGGAGTTTTTTGAAAATCTGGATACTGCCCTCAAGCAGTTTAAAGAGAGTTTACTTGCAGACAACAAAATATGTTCTGATGGATATTGCGGGCGCAGGCTTGTTGAGGAGACAAAAGTCTTTTTGGAGAAGAATGAGCTTATACCCAAAAGTTTTGACGATGAAATTCTCGAAGAGGCAGAGCATTATTACAGAGTAAAGTCCGGCGAGTTACTGGCAGAGATAGCAAGAATACAGGTTCAGATGAACAATGAATACAGAGAAAATCTCCTTGAAACACGCATTATGGAATCTGCAAAAAAACTTGCTGGCAGTGCTTTTAACGCTGTTGATGCTGCTGATGAATCCCTTGAACTAGTTAGCGAAAGACAGATGGTTTTTCCGGCAGAAGACAGGGAAGAGGCGGAAAACAAGGTTAAGAACGCCTTTTATGGTTATTTGATTAAAGAAATGGTTTCAGTTGACCCTGCATTCGCTAAAAATCTGTTTCAGCTTTGGATAGAGTATTTCTCAGTGGAAGAGGCGGCAGAGCTGGATGAGTTAATTGTTCTGTCTTTGGAAGCAGAGGAGAAGGATAGGCTCATAGCCGAATTGCATGACGTGTCTTTGAAGCCCGAAGATATGGTTGAAATGATAAAAAGAGCTAAGCTATCAAAGCCTGAAAAAGTGAGCATGATTACATCTTTAAACAGCAGGTTTGGAATCAATAGCTCGAATAAAGATTTTTCCTCTAAAGAGGCTGATAGGAAAAGCGGGCTGAAACTTCTGGATGCACAGATAAATGGCGAACTTTCACAGAAACTTATAAACAGCTCCCAGCTGAGTGATGATGCAAGAAAGCTCTGGACAGACATTCATTTCAGGGGTGTAGAGCAACATGGCGATGAAACTCTGTTTAGCATGGTTCAGCATTATTTTTATATGGGCGAAGATGTTGATGAAAATTATGTTTTTTCTTTGCTGGCTGAACCTGAAAATACGATTTCGGCGGAACAGGCCAAAGAACTGTGCTCAATAATAAATAAAAAGATAAATGATGAAGATTCTTTTTTTTACAGAAAGGGCTGTGAACTGATAAGCCATAAAATAAAAGAAACTGGAAACACCGAAGAAGACTTTTTTGACGGTATTAAAGCACTGAATGAGATTGTCAAAAAAGGAGAAGTCAAGTCAGAAAAAATTTTTGAAAAAGCAGAGAAGATTGCTGAAAGCTATCAGGAAAGAAGAGAAGGTTTAATGAAAAAATTTAAAAGAAAGATAAAAAAGGAGAACAGATATGACGGTTTCAGGCGTTAGTTATAGAGACCAGTATTCGGGCAATGGGGTTGCGACACAGTTTGCTTATACATTTAAAATATTGGATGCATCACATATCAAGGTGGTGCTTACGGATACAGATGGTGTCGATACTGATATGGTATTAGAATCAGATTATACAGTTGGCGGAATAAAAGATGCAATAGGCGGAAATGTATATTTTAATGTTGCCCCGGCAAGTGGGGAAAAGATTACTTTTATCAGAAAGGTTGATTCCACTCAGGAACTTGATCTTGTCAATAATGACCCTTTTGATGCTGATTTGATTGAAGAGGCTTTCGATAAGCTGACTATGAAGTCGCAGGAGCTGGAAGAACGTATTGACAGGTGCGCAGAGGTTCCGGTTTCTCAGAGTGCGGATGATTATTTGAGTCAGGTGCAGACGGCGAGAGATGATGCGCAGACGGCAGAGATTGGTGCGGTTCAGGCAGAAATAAGGGCAGAAAACTGGGCAGAAGCTGACGAAGATGTTGAGGTTGAGCCAGGAAAATATTCTGCAAAGCACCATGCGGCAAAGGCTGCAGCTTTTGACCCGGACAGTTTTTATGATAAAGCTTCTGTTGATTTCATGCTGGCAGATGCCGGCAAAAACTTCATCGCTGGCGTAACAATGGCGCAGGGAACTCTAGCCATAGCAGATAGTACTACAACTAAGTCATTTGCAGTTGTAACTTATACAGGTAATGGAACTAGCCAAAGTATTGGTACAGGTATTAGTTCTGTTGACTTTACTCAGGCGGGTAACGGCTCAGGTTACTATCTGGATAGATCGACTAATCAAGTTAAGAATGATGCTGGCACAGTACAAGCCAGTGGTTCGTGTGCGTGTAATGTAAGTAAAGTGTTCATCAAGAATCGTGATGATACTAACGACTCAAGAGTCTATGATGGCTTGCGTGGTGTTACTGAGCACATATTCACATCACTTACTGATGCTGAGACTACTGACGCAAATGGACTGACAGGCTTTACAGCAACAGGTTTTGCTGTTGGGAATGCGGTACAGGTGAATGATAGCACTGAAAGTTATATATCATACCAAACCCTATACACACATATCAACTGGGGTACAACTGGTGACGGTCAGCTGTATGTAACAGCATCAAACCCTGTAACTAGAGAGTTTATGACTTACTATGTAGGTTCTGGTTCAGATGGTAATACAATACCGCATCATCTTGGAATAGCTCCTGATTACTGGGATATAAAAACCATAAATGTTGTCAATCCGTGGGTAACTTATTATGGAGATGCAGGAAAGTACTTATTACTTAGTGCAGCAGATGCAAGTGCATCATCATCTACAACATGGGGCACTCCCACTAGTAATGATGTGGTGCTTGGTACTGGCACAGCAGTTAACGGCTCTAGTACAGAGCATATAATGTATGGCTTCGCTAACTCAGATTATAAGAAACTGGTTACATATGTTGGTACAGGAACAAGCAACGAGGTTGAAGTTGGGTTTAAGCCAGCAAGAGTGCTTTGTAAAAGTACATCTAATACAGCGTTGTGGGCTTTTGCTGATAATCAGAGGAATGCTTTTGATTCATACTTGTATATGGACAGCACTAGTGCAGAAGGTGCTTCTGGTTTCGGAGCTACTATAGGAGATACCTCAGTAACATTCACAACTACATGGGCACAAAACAACGCATCAGGATATAGTTATATCATGATAGTGGAAGCAGACACTAATGCTAATGGTGGTGATACTTACTTCGAGCTACCCACAGATGATACAACAATTGCTATCACTGACGCAGTACTTAACTATACAGATGGAAGAGGAAGCTCAGGTTACAATGTTAGCTCAGAAGAAATAACTAGTGGTAATATCTCATTTTCTGGAGCATCTGACGGCATAAACTACGTATACAAAGAGAAAGATGGTAGCTACGTAGTGAGTACTATTGAGCTTACCTTCGACGGTTCAGGTACATTCACATTCAACGCTGAATCCGGTTATATAGAGAACAGCGGCACACCGATACCAACACCATATTCTGCAATAGCAAAAGTCTTTGTAGTATCTGAAACTCCACAAAGAATCGAAGAGTGGTTTAAGCCTGAAAGTATTATGGCGGGTACACAGTTTCAGGGTGATGTAAAGGGCGGTGGACTCTTAAGTGTGGCTACTATGTTTCATGCAGAAGAGAGATATCCGATTAATGGTAGTGTAGGATTGTCCGCAGGGATTAACAGAAGAGCATTAAACTCATCTATAGTTGAGAATATAGACGGTGCATATCTGGAGAATACATTTGTGTATATACCAGCAGGTACTTACTACTCAGAGTTCTGGGCTGATGTATACATGATCGACTCTGTTAGTACTTCACTATACTCAGTAACAGATAGTGAGACACTGGTAGTAGGACAAACACAGTTTGCTTCATCAACATATGCCGGGTCTGTTACATGTATAGGTTCAGGAGTGTTTACAGTAGATCAAGGAACTACTATAGAGCTTAGACAAAAGGTGCAGACTTCTAAGGCATCTAACGGTGGTGGAAATGGATACGGACAGAGTGACACATATGAAGTGTATAGTGGATTAAAGCTGTGGAGGGTAAAATAATGTATGCGTTAGTAGTGGATGGAGTTATTAAGCAGACACAAAATAGATATAGAGAAGGACTAGTTGTAGTCCCAGATAACTCAGTAGCAGGTATGCTATGGGATGGAAACGAATTAAGTATTCCTGATAAAACAATTGAGCAGATAGAAGAGGAATTTCGTGATGAACGTGATAGATTGCTTGCTGGGACAGACTTCATGATGACTATTGACTACTACGGGTCTCTAACAACCGCACAGCAGGAAGAGGTGACGACTTACAGACAGGCTCTGCGTGATTCAACAAATGATTTTGTTATGCCGGTTAAACCGGAATGGATTGAAGGCTGACAATTAAAAACAGCTAATTAGTTACAAAAGAATATGGGCGCAAAAAAAACTGACAATACCTTTGCGTTCATTTTTCAAAAATCAAAAAGAGATGACGGAGAATAAATGATGTTTTGGTATATATTCTTAGGATCAATAATGCTTTATGTATTTAAAATATTTTTTGACAGGTTTGAATGCATAGTAAATTTGCGCAGGCAAAATAAAGAAATGAAACTGGAAATCTGCTTTTCTCCTGAATCGCTTTTGAAACCTGAGAGTCCATCTCAGGTAATAAAAATTAAGGAGAAAAATTATGGCTAAAGGCAGAGAAAACAAGAAAAAGCTGGATAAGATCGTTATTGATGGCAATGGAAATGATTTTTTAGCTGATGACGGAACTTATAAGTCAGCGGCAACAGAGTCATTGCCCTGGGGCAGTATAACGGGGTCACTGTCTGACCAGACTGATTTACAGACAGCTTTAGATGGCAAGTCTGATATTGCACACAATCATGACGGTGTTTATGAACCAGCAGATTCTACAATAGTAAAGGATGCTGATATCGGAGTAACGGTTCAGCCTTATGATGCAAACATTGTATCAGACAGTGCTTACGTACACACAGACAGCAACTTTACAGCAGCAGAAAAAGCCAAGTTAGCAGGCATCGAAGATAATGCTAACAACTACGCTCACCCGGCAACACATCCGGCGAGCATGGTAACACTTGATACTACAAATTTTGATCATAACCTGAGCTCATCAGATACGAATGTTCAGGCAGCAATGGAAACGATAGACGAGATCATGAACGGTCATGAGGTTGAGTATTTTAATAACACAGCTTCAGCAGGGATGATATCAGGTGATCTTTCTCTTGGGACAACGGTAACTACTAAATGTTTTGCCGTTGTGAAGTATACTGGTAACGGTACATCTCAGAGCATTGACACTGGTATCTCTTCCATAGACTTCACAGTCTCTGGCAATGGTTCAGGTTACTGGCTGGACAGGAGTGTTAATCAGGTTAAGACAGATGCAGGAACAGTTGTTTCAAGCGGTTCATGCGAATGCAACGTAAGTAAGGTGCAGTTTAAAAACCTTGATGACACTTACAGCCACTCTATCGGTGACGGTTTAAGAGGTGTTGATCAGTACTTATACACCGACCTTAACCAGACTGAAACATTTCATGATCAGAAAGTGACGGCTTATACTTCTACAGGAGTTACAGTAGGCAGCCATGGTTCAATAAATGCAAACGGCAACGAGCATGTTCTTTACCAGACTTTGTATACTCATATCAAATGGGGAGCAACAGCAGGCGGTAAATTTTATTGTGAAGCCTATAATCCGGTAACTAAAGAGATGATGGTTTACTATGTTGGTGAAGGTTCATCAGCTCATGAGATTCCTCACTCAATAAATGCTGCTCCAGATTATTTTGAAGTGAAAAATATGGAGAGTACAGTTGATTGGTGGGTTTATTACGGTGATGAGACAAACTACCTTGTGTTAAACGGGAATAATGTAACTTTTGACAGTTATACAGCATGGAATGATACTGCTCCTGATTCTACAATACTTACAGTAGGCTCAAGCAGCTCTGTCAACAATACTGATAAAGAGCATATCATCTATGGTTTTGCTAACTCTGATTACAAAAAAGTAATGACTTACAATGGCCTGAGTGCCAGCAATAAGCTGACTTTCGGATTTCAACCTGCTGGAATGATATTTAAAAGGCTTAATCTGAATAAGAACTGGACCATTCACGACAATAGACGCGGTTCTGGTGACCATTACGTTAAACTTGATACTTTAGATGTTGAGAATACGTCAGTTGATGTTCTCACTATTGAGAGTGACGGCGTAACACTTAACAGCACGGGTCAAACATGGAATGAAACTGGCGGCGAATATATAGTAATAGCTTTCAATGACACTGACTCAAACGGCGGCGATACATATTTTGATAAGCCGATTGATGGTGTTGGTCTTGCTATCAGCGATGCTTACCTTGGTTACACTAACGGAAAAGACGTTAAAGGTTTCAAGGTTACTTCAGAATATATTGAGTCTGACTCAATTGATTTCACTGGCGTGTCTGACGGCGAAGTATATGTCTATAAAACGAAGGGCGGTTCATACGGTTTTCTTACCGAAGAGCCAAAGTTCGATGGAACAGACAGTGGCAGCAATCTATATTTCAACGTAAATGACGGTTTTTGGTATGATTCATCTGATACTGCTCTAAGTACACCTATTTCATTCATTGCAAAAGTTTACGTGGTCTCAGAAATTCCTCAGTCAATCAGCGACTGGTTTATTCCGGCTGATATCGGAAATACTGTGATGTTTGCTTCAGATATTCAGATGGTAAATCTTCCAACCAGCGATCCGTTCAACAACGGTCAGCTTTGGAATGATAACGGTACTCTTAAAATCAGTTCAGGTTCATAGGAACGAGGAGAATTAAACAATGACAATATCAAATATAAACTACAGAGATCAGTACACAGGTGACGGAAGTACTTCGGTATTCGCATACACCTTCAAAATTCTTGACGAAAGCCATGTAAAGGTAGTGCTTACGGATGTGAGCGGTGTTGATTCGGTACTTACGTTAACAACAGACTATTCTGTCAGCGGTGTAGACAGTGCTACTGGTGGAAATATTACATTGGTAACTGCTCCTGCCTCAGGTGAAAAACTGACAATCGTCAGAAATATCCCTTCAACTCAGCTTCTTGATCTTCAGGACGGCGTAGACCTTGATGAGGAAGCGTTAGAGGAGGCTCTTGATAAGTTAACAATGAAAACTCAGGAGCTTGAAGAGAAGATCGACAGATGTGCACAGGTTCAGGTATCTGAAACTGCCGGTGATTATCTGGATGATTGTGAAATGGCTCAGGCTCAGTGTGAAGCGTTAGTAAACGACCTGAATGTTCCGGCAAGAACGGTTTACGATTTTGTTGCGGGTGCAGGTGATACAACTTTCTCATGCGGCTTTAAGTCCGGGCAGACAAGCGTGTTTATAAACGGATTGCTTCAAAAGGAGGGAACTTCGGATTCTTACACAGGTATCGAAGACACATCAATTACTTTTAATGAAGGCTTAATTAGCGGCGATGAGGTAACAGTGCATGTTTATGATAAAGCGGCATTGACAGAGAGTATTACTTTTACCGGATATTCCAAATCTGAGCTTGACGGAGGTCAGCTGGACAACCGTTATTATACCGAGACAGAGATGGATACGGCTCTGTCTGACAAAGCTGATTCAGCAAATGTTTACAGTAAAACAGAAGTGGATGGTCTTTTTTCGGGGTTAGCTTCTGGTAATATTTTACAAGTTGTAGAGACTCCGTATACAGCGGCCTATACAAGTACTGTTTCAAACACATGGTCGTCTACGCCTATTTCTGCAAGTATTACACCAACAAGTGCCTCAAGTAAGATACTTGTTATGTGTATGCCAACTATGGGTGGTTATGACACTGATAGTCATATTCGACTCACAAGGAATGGTTCCTCAATATTTCAAGGTGATTCTGATGGCGGGAGTAGGGTGGAAGCTACTATTGGCAACTGGATTTGCAGCATTAATAGTTCTGCTGTTGAAACACCATTTCTGGTTAAAGTTGACACCCCGGGTACTACAAGTCAGGTTACGTATGCACTTCAGCATTATACAAGAAGAAATACTTTTTGTATCAACAGAAGTGGTAATGATAGTAATGATACCCAACATGGAAGATATGTTAGCAACATAGTGCTTATCGAAATTGGAGACTAATATGTATTCACATGAAATTATCATAGAAGCTTACAGGAAAAAGCTCGGATTTCTTCCAGATATGGACATTGTTGATAATGAGGTGATTTGGAGAGATGAAGTAAAACAGCCTGTTTTGGGAGAAAGTGATTTTCTTGAAATTCTGAAATATTTAAAGATAAAGGAATTAAAGAATGTTGCTGAAAATAAAATTCTATCTAAATATCCCATCCATAAGCAATTAAACATTATATCTCTTTTAGGTTACTCGGAAGAGAATCGTAAGCAAATGATAACTTATATATCTTCAGTAAAGGAAAATGTAAAAAAGCTTAAAATAGATGTGATGTCTTGTACTAATAAGTCAGAGATTGAAAGTATTAAATGGTGATTTCATTTGGCTCCGGGTAGAAATGCCCGGGGTCTTATTTTTGGAGAAAATTAAATGGAAAAATATATACCGCAGTTATTTATGGCGGGGTTGATGGGGATGTTTTTCTGGTGGTTGAAAGGACTTGCCACTAGGCTTGACGACCTAAACAAAAACATAACCAAGCTTAACCTGCGCCTTACAGATGAATATGTGAAAAAGGAAGACAGAGACAGGGAAACGGTTAAATGTGACCGAAAGTTTGCAGAAATTTTTAGCCGTCTGAGAGACATAGAGAAGGAGGTCTGACATGATAGCAACGCTGCTTACTTCGGCCGGTCTGAACCTTCTTAAGAATGCATTTATAAAAAAAGGGAAGAAGTTTATTGAGGACAAGCTGGATATAGATATTCAGGAGATGCTCGGAAGCGAAGAGGGGATAAGAAAGCTGAGAAACCTTGAGCTTGAGCATGAAAAGTTTCTTGTGGATTCCCTTGCAAAGCAGGACGCAGAGACCACAAAAAGATGGGTAAGTGACAACGAAAGCGGAGTTTTACCAAAGGTAGTTCGACCAGCTACTTTGATTTATCTTTTGGTAATTTACACTATTCTTGCCTTTCTTGACGGAAATTTCGGCGAGCTGGTGATCAAAGATGTTTACGCAAAAGGGTTCAATGAGATGCTTTGGATAGCTTTCCCAGCGTATTTTGGCCTGCGTACTTTCGAGAAAATTAACGGGAGAACGAAATGAATTCGGCAGAGCAGAGAGAAAAACTTATAAATCAGCTGATTAAGCATGAGGGGATAAGGTTAAAGCCTTATCTCTGTACTGCCGGCAAGCTAACCGTTGGTGTTGGGCGAAATCTGGAAGACAATGGCATCACTTATGAAGAGGCCGTTATGATGCTTGGCAATGATATCAATCGTTGCGACAAAGAGCTTCGTGAAAATTTTGCATGGTTTGAGGGGCTTGATTGGACACGTCAGAACGTGCTTATCGATATGTGTTTTAATCTGGGAATAAATAGGCTGAAAAAATTCAGGAAAACCCTTGCCCTGATCGAAAAAGGGGATTATCTGACAGCCAGCGAAGAGATGCTGAACAGTCGCTGGGCGGTGCAGGTGAAAGGCCGGGCAAAGACACTTAGCAGACTTATGAAAGACGGAGGCGAATGATGGGAGCAGTTGCTGATTTGCAAAAAGCATTAGAAGAGATGCAGAAGGAGAAAGACGCAGAAATTCAAAACAATGTGGAACGGAGCCAAAAATTGCAGGCTAAT